TCCTAACTCAATTATGAAGCAATAACGTCTAGGAAATCCCAATCAGAAAATGTGAAGGGTATTGATTCTTCACCATTTTTTTTGGCTTCCCAGTTTGCCAGCGAAATTTCATCCAATACTGCATCATTAACTACTACTCGTTCGGCGCCAACTGCATCCGGATCAGACAATTTGGAGATAATGGTGCAGGATGTCTGCTTACCCGCTTTAATATTGTCACTTGTCAGGTTAACAAAAAATGATGTTACCTTATTGATTTTAATTGAGCCTTTGCCCTCATAGCCGATCACCTTAGAGCCTTTTGCCAGTCTCCGGGTTATGTTTACGTCCGCTTTTGTTAGCGTAACCGTAGCCTGGAATGCAACTACCTCGGCTAAGTAACTGCCATTGACCCACAGTTCACCCCAAGTTCCATTAATTACTTGTGCTGGTGTGTAGCTATCCATTGTTTTTCCCCCCTCACATGTACAGATTAAGTGTTAGATCTTCCATTGCATCCTGAGGCTTGATAGTGCCGGTCAGGAATACGCTTGACTCGGTGACAGCTTCTTTGATTTGTTGATCAGTCATTTTGGTAGTATCAGTCCCCTGGCTCTCTAGGAATGTCTTATTCGCTGCCACGTCAATACTAACCAAACTCTGACCAATTTCAAGCAATGTTTGCCCTTCTAGGGTCTGCAGGTATGCCTTGATCGCAGTTAGCAGGATGCACTTGTTATTGTAGCTGTTGCTGAATTTTCCGATATAGTTGTCATCGGCAGTGGTTTTGATATCATCATGAATCATGTCCATGATGTCCACGATTTTGATCTTTTTAAAGTCATTACCTTTGTCAGCAGTAATCGTTATTAGACTATTAACTGCTCTAGCGATTTTCACTTTTTCACCATCATTGAACAATACCAAATCCCCGGCATTGATCAATGCATCCAATTCAGCTTTGGTATGGTGCGGGCAATCGGAAACCTCTAGTAATGGCGCAAATGTAGCTGACATATAGAGCGGAGTTCCGGCCAGAATACCGGCAATACGGGAGCAATAGCCAGCTGCTGTATAGGTTATGGCCCCGACGATAATACCATCAGTGTTAAAATTAACAATTCCTTCGTAATCGCTTGCAGCGTTAGGCAATACAGCTACAAATTTCAGATCCTTATTGTCCCGACAGGTTTTTACCCAGGCCATAAAAGCGGTAATTTCTGCTGTTTGAATATCCGGTACAGCTATATAGTCGAACCGGATTGTCTCAAGATATGTCTCGGCTGCGGTGTAATCAACGGCATCAGCCGCCAGGACATAGGCAATGACCTGCTTCGGTGGATTGATATAGCCGATCCAGGCATTTGTCAATTGCAGCTGATTTGTTGCTGTCAGAGTCGTGGGAATATCCGCAACACTGTCCATTACCACCGGGTTGGTGACTGGCACCGCATCTTTGAGAATTACTGCCACAATACCCCTGCTGCCACGCTTAATAGCACTTGCCGCTGTCTGTTTAAAATTAATTTCAATGTTAGGAAGCCCCATTTTTTATTTCCTCCTTTTAGGATTCTTTAAGACCCATAACCACATCAGTCGCCGTGGGCTCAGTATTTATTACCCACCCTGTAGTATCAAAATAATTCAGGTCGAAGCTGAACTGGAGAATATCTTTGTTGGTATCAGCGTAGTCACTCCGGATATTTTGAGGGGTCAAATGCCTATCCAATACTCGTAATCCTGCGCTAAAAAGACTCCTCAAACTGTCGTACATTTTGATGTTGTCAAGATCGGAATAGATTTTTCCCTGCTGCATCTCCTGAAAATAGGTGATAATTACGATCAGTTTGTTACTGTTGAAGTTCTGCGTCTCAAGGTTCGAATTGGATGGCAATATTTCCACAAAAAAGGAAGGCCGTTTAAAACCTTCCTGCACTTCTCTGCCGTATATCGGGTAAGCAAATTTATCTATCAGAAGTTTATTAATGCTGCTTTTAATACCTACCAGTGTAAGCATCTATTTCAACTCCTCAGTCAGCTTATCCAGCCAAGCCTCAAGCTCCCCCGGCGTTTCCTGTTCGAGTTCAGCAACGCTTTGCTCGACCATGTGGACGCCGGGTACAAAGCCAACCTCCTGCCCTGTCGTGGTCACCATTCGGTGGCCACGTTCAATCAAATGATAATGGGGGCTGTCGCTGTTGAATTCAATGTATAGCGTTTTCCCTGCCTGTTGCGTCTGACTTATATGGTAATGCTTTTTGAGTGCGTACTTATCGTTTTTTACCTTGCCTTCCAACGTTTTGTCAATGGCCTTTTTCTTTAGCCCGTTCCCCAGTTTCCGCAGCTCTTTTTCCGCTGCATCAGGATATTTCCGTCTGACTTCAGCTATCTGTGCGGCAAATTCATCAAGTCCGTGTATCTCGATTCCGTCCATCACACCCTCACCTTCTCAATGCACATGATCTGGAGTTCTCGGTTGCGCTCTTCCGCGTTAAGGATATCCGTAATCTCAAAGAGCCGACCCCTGAACTTAAGCAACATATCGGGTGTGATACCTACATGGTAGCGCATTATGGCCTTGTATGTGAGCTCAGGCCTGATCGTTTGCATTTCCATGTATTCTCGGCCAGTTACGGGCTCGAATGAGGCCCACACCGTGATATAGTCCTGAGGCGCCTGCACTGTTTCGTTAATAGAATTTACCGTATCAGCCATCCTCTGGATGGTTACCCGGTGTCTTAACTTTCCTGGGTTCATATCGGCACCACCCTATCCATCCAGAGCAGGGATTCCACAGTCAACGGGATTTCTGATGGCGTACCACGTTCGGTAACCACCGGCACTCTGTTCTCATACCAGTGAGTGATTAAAAGAAGGATTGCCGCCTGAACGCTATATGGCACATTCGCCACAGGGTCAGGAGAAGTACCGGTACCAACTGGATACCCGGCCACGAAACGGATCCGGATGCCACCCGCCTTCACCAGCTCCACTGATGGCCATTGAGTCGCTGGTACTATCCGGCCAGGCTCGGAGTCGGTGTCAACGATGTATGCGTTAGGATCCAGGGTAACCTTATTGCCGCCTTGACCGGTGTAGATAACGCTTGCAACACTTTGAAGCGGCGGCCGGGGGATATCAATCCTGCCATTGGGGGAAACAGGGATCCGATGATCGTGATATGCCGTTGCCGGCATTGAGTTAGTCGGCCAGGCATCCAGCACCAGCTCCCAGGTCTGCACCACGTAAGCCCGGCCTTGGAATCCCTCGCAATACTCCCGGGCGGCAGTAATCAACCCTTGAATGAGGGTATCATCATCGGTCATGTCCGCATCTACCCTGAGTTGCTTCTTAGCCTGGTCCAGGGTCACCGGTTCGGCGGCCGGGGGCGTGACTAATTTAAATGCCATCTCAATCACCCTTTCGCTATCCCGTTCACCGTTTCTTTAAACTCCTATGATATTAGCCAGCCTCAATTTTGCGAGGATGGCATTGATTTTTGTAACGGTAGTCGGCAGATCGGCACCGCCAGCAAGGTCAGCCTCTGCGGCCTGCGCTACAACGGGAAGTGCATTAAGTTGAGCAGCAGTCTGGGTAATAGCTGTACCCGCAATTTTCAGCGTACCACCAGCAACGATGTCTAATTCACCGCCGATGACTGTTCTGGCACCGCCCTGCTCTTCATAGTTTTTCGTCTGCTCATAAGCCATAGGTTTCAACTCCTTTCGCAAAACATAGAGGACAGGAGTAACCCTGCCCCTCATTATTTCACATGAAATATTTAGCTGACGGCACCCTCAGCCGGGCTGACTGCCAGTACACAGATGCCACCGGTCACAGTGTTGAGCTCAGGGCGCTTACGGCCGCAGTATCTGACGGCGTACACATCACCGATGGTTGTAGCAGCAACGCCTCTGACGATCACCGGCCGGACATATCGCTCTTTCGGGCGATAGACATCCAGGATGGCGATGTTGCTATTGGCGGTAGGGGACACCTTGGTCCCGGCCAGGTCGGCCATATCTCCATCACCTACTGCCTCGCCCTGCTGGGCCTTGAGATAATTGGTGGCAGCAAAAGCCGAAAGGGTACAGAAGAACATCACGCCGTCGTAACCCTGCATATCAACATGGACGCCATTCTGTGAATCGCTGGCGCCGGAAGCAACCGAGGCCAGGACCTTTGCAACTTGCACATTATCGGAAAGGTTCATGATTTTTTACCTCCTGTTTAGTATAGAAAGGGGCCCAATTAGGACCCCAGTTTCACTCTTGCGAAAGCCTCTTCCAGGACCGGCATACCATCGGTCTCCAGCCGGCCAATGAATCCGGTCTGGTTCTTCTCGGCGTACAGCTCGATCAGGCGCTGGACCTGCATTTCGAGGGAATCAGCAATCCAGTATTTCGAAAAGTCACCGATGATCCCGGCATAGTTACCAGCACCGACGGTGTTCGGGGCGTATTCAGACATCAGCACCGGGCAATCCAATATGGTATCAGGCTGACCACCAGTGATGCCGACCTGCCACAGGTACTGGCCATCGCCGTCCTTGAGCTTCCGGATTATTTTCAGAATGTCACGGTGGAAGATCCATTTTAAGGCTCTCCAATACGGTTGCTTGATGCTGTATTTGGTGTCGATCAGGCTATCAGCGGTAACGGCGGTGTTGTCGCCTGTCACCACATCTCGAGCGGCGCTGATGCCATCAGTTGAAACAGTGAAAATACCCAGCGGCTTCTCAGCGCCGTCACCAACCATGAAATGCTTTTCCTGGGTGACAGCGAATTTGTAGCCGAGACGGCTGATCACGATTCCTTCCACATCGAGGGCGGAAACCCGGAGCAGTTTGTTCGAAATCTTCGCACGCTTGGCCAGCGGATGCGGCCGCAGCTCCCTCTTCCCGAAGGTCAGGCCAGCATCGTCAGAACCGGTATCGAGTTCAGAGGTCCAATCGGCATCATCAACATCGGATTCCATGGTCGGCACACCCAGGCTATCGCTCTTAGTCAGCGGATGAACAGTTGCCAGGCCCCGGATGATCACCATATTGTCCACGAACTTGATCAGCTCAGCCACGAATTCCTGCGGCGCTACCAGGTAGCCACCGGACGGATCGCTGTCAGCAGCCAACGCCTTGATTTCAACGGGAGTCAGAGCGTTCATCCCACGACGTAGGAAACGGTCGAAGGCTGCTTTGATTTCCGGATTGCCTTTTGCCTGAGCACCACCACCCGCACCCGGAGCGGGCTTATCGGCCAGGAGCCCCTGGCTCTGTTGCAACTGGGCCTCGATGGCCTGCTGTTTTTCTTCACGATCAATGGCCTTGCCCTGCTTATCCACATCGACCATTATCGCTTCATACTTGGTGTTCTCGTCGGCAGTCAGGTCCCGGTTCTCTTTCTCAGCCAGGTCAAGGATAGACCGCCCCTCGGCTACCAGGGTGGCCCTTTTCTGCCGCATTTCTAGGGTTTTATTCACTGTTTTGTCCTCCTCAGTTTAGTTTTTCGGCCAGATCTAGCCGCCGCCGCATGATTGCCAACCGGGAGGGCGGGGTCTCCGGTGGTTTTTCAGGCTGTTTTGGAGCTTGAATAACAGGTAAGAATGCCAATTTAGGTGGATTTTTAAACCTCGAAAGGTCCATTTTTTGGCCGTTTATGACCATAAATCCACCAGAAATCGAGGCCGCAATAGCCTTTTCTGCCTCAATTTCATCTGCAAAGCCATTAGAAACGGCTTCATCGGCCGTCATCCAGGTCTCGGCATCAAGCATTCCAGCGATTTTATCGCTTTCCATCCCTGTTTTGGCCTGGTAGACAGCGATCATGGATTCCTGTATCTTATCCAGATCATCAGCCAGCTTGCGGAAGCTATTGGCATTACCCACCGCGATGGTCCAGGCATTGTGGATCATCATCATGGCGTTTTTCGGCATGATAATTGTATCTCCGGCCATCGCAATGAGTGATGCCCCGGAAGCGGCCAGCCCATCAATATAGACATTGACCTGGGCTGCGCAGCGGATCAGCATGGAATAAATCGCCTGGCTGGCGAACACATCACCCCCCGGCGAATTGATAAAAACATTGAGCGCTGTGATATCCCCGAGGGCATCAAGGTCCTGCTTGAACTGCTGCGGCGTTACCTCA